CCGCTTCCACCGCATCCGCACGGATGTAGTGGCGGGTAAGGCAGGTGCCGCGGTAGTCCTTCACATAGTTGGAGCATGAAAAGTAATGAATGTCCCTGGACAAATGGGACAAGTGCGCATTTGCTGTCGACGAAGATGATCTGGAAGGCCGCGTCTGTTACGGCGGTCTGGACTTGTCTGCCACAACGGATATCACCGCTTTCGTGTTGGTGTTCCCGCCGACCGACGATGACGATAAATACATCGTCCTCCCGTACTTCTGGATACCGGAAGAGAATATGGAGCTACGAGTTCGGCGAGATCACGTCCCCTACGATCTCTGGGAGCGGCAGGGTTTCCTGCAAACCACAGAAGGAAACGTGGTCCATTACGGGTATATCGAACGTTTCATTGAGCAGCTCGGTGAACGATATAACATCCGCGAGATTGCCTTCGACCGATGGGGCGCAGTTCAAATGGTCCAGAACCTCGAAGGGATGGGATTTACCGTCGTTCCTTTTGGGCAGGGTTTCAAAGATATGTCGCCCCCGTCAAAGGAATTGATGAAGCTCACGCTCGAACAACGGATCGCCCATGGCGGGCACCCTGTGCTCCATTGGATGATGGACAATATTTTTATTCGCTCAGACCCCGCGGGAAATATCAAACCCGACAAGGAAAAAAGTACGGAAAAGATAGACGGTGCCGTTGCCACGATCATGGCTCTGGATAGGGCCATCCGATGTGGTAACGACACCAGTGAGTCAGTCTACGATACACGTGGGCTGCTTTTTATTTAAGCAGCAGAGAAGCAAGCGCCTGCCACGCCTTTTGCCGCTGCTTCAATCGCAGGAGACAGCGCTTCAAGTGAGCTCTGGATGAACTTTTTCGCCTTGTTGGTAGACATCGCGTTACATGTTAAGCATTTTTCTAGCGCCACATAGTATGTAATTCCTTCGATCTGAAGCTCCTCAATGAACTCCATCTCCTCGAGCCTCCTAATGAATACTTCAAAGCGATCAGGATGCATGTCGTATAAAGCGGGAAAAACGTCGAGCCCCTGAGCGCAGCCATGGATAATGCTTTGATACATGCCTACACCGTTTTTGCATTTTGTGCTGCGTTTCGAATACGGTTTTATCGCACCCTCGGGGATATAAATGCTGCCATCTTCAAGTGTTCTGGCACCCCTAATCCATTCCTTACCTAACCATTTTTCCATTGTTTTCTCAGACACATTATTGTCGGCTCTATACTTTTCTACTGTCATTTTCTTAGATTCCTTTCTTTTTTCTTTATGGTTAAATTATAGCAGAAAATATGTCCAATAAAACGGATAGTAATTTGAGCCGTTCCTCGGAAATGTAGCACGCTCTTCTTTCAAGATTACACCTTTTGGACGCAGACCGGTGATACGAAGAGAAATAAAGTTGCAACTGCGCGCCGGTTTTTCGTGATAAGATATTGACAAAATCTTATCACCATGGTATGCTTCTCGTAGATTTAGGATCGAGGTGATATGTATCGCAAATCGTCTGTCCGCGGCCGATTATCAAAAGGCCGAAGAGTTCTTGAAGAGGATCAAGCCCCTGCTGTTTACAAATGAATGCCAATTCAAGAAATCCTATAAGAATAACGCATTCGACCAGCAGTTCAACCTACGAAATGAGCAGAAAGTTGAAATCATCAAGTCACTTACAGCAGATGATTGCGTCAAAATTGCCCCAAATGACAATCCGAGGTATGCTGACTCGGAAGTCTATCAATTCATAAAATGCGTTGAACTCCTAGTCTATGGCGAGAATGAAACCCACAAGCTATACATCAAGATGTACCTAGCTGAAACGCCATCTTTTGACATTGTGATTGTGATATCATTTCATGAGGAAGGTATGTATGACTAGTTAACGAAAGGCACAAAAGGAGAAAGGAGGAGCAACATGCAAATTGAAAGGAAAGAAGTCTTCTGCATTGAGTGCGGAGATTATAAAACATTTACCATAAAAACGACTCGTGAAGAAATTACTGTTCGTGGTGTTACGTTTAGCTATTTAGAACAGACAGCTTATTGCTCCGAGTGTGGTGAAGAAATCTACGTCCCTGAAATTAACGACATTAATGTTCAGGCTAGAGAGGATGCTTACCGAAAGGCCTCTCGCCTGATTACTGTCACCGAGGTAAATGAAATCCTGAAGAAGTATAACATCGGAGCCGGGCCGTTAGCTAAGCTGCTCGGTTTCGGTGATGTTACCATTAACCGATATTTAAGCGGGCAGATTCCTTCCAGAGAACATTCCGAAAAACTTCTGGAGCTTCGTGCCTCTCATCGGATTATGGATGGGTACCTTGAAAGCGGAAAAGAGCTTATTACCCCTATTGCTTATCAGAAATGCAGAGAGGCATTAGACAAGCTGAATGCCCTGTACGGCAAGGATAAGATTGAGGTTGTTGCGAGATACATACTCTGCAAATCTTCAGATATTACACCTATGGCATTACAGAAGCTTTTGTATTACGCCCAGGCATTTTTTCATGCCCTTTTCCGCGAAGACCTCTTTACAGATGATTGCCAGGCATGGGCGTATGGCCCCGTTTATCCTGATGTGTATTATCGTTACCGTGGATATGGCTACAATCCAATCGATATGCCTACTGAAGACTTGAACGCTGATCTGGATGAACTAACTGTACGAGAGATTGAACTAATCGATGCCGTTATCGGTGCCTTTGGCCAGTACTCTGGTACGGTTTTAAGCCAGATTACACATAGCGAACGCCCCTGGATTGAAGCACGTGGAACGCTTCAGCCTACCGACCGCAGTGTAACCGTCATTAATCGTTCTTCAATTAACGATTATTTTGACGCTATCATTGCTAAGTATGGAATAATCAATCCATGTGAAATATATAGATACAGCATGGGTATGCTTGCCCACAAGAAAGCATAAGCATTAACTAAATATCTCAAGAGCATCTATCATTTTTGATAGGTGCTTTTATTATGTCCATTTTTAAGGAGCGTGAATAATATGGGACTTTTTGACGGCCTGTTCCGGTCTAGGGACAAACCCCAGGACCGCACCGCGGGCAGTTCATATACTTTCTTTATGGGAGGTTCAACAGCCGGAAAGAACGTAAGCGAAAGATCTGCCATGCAAATGACAGCGGTCTATGCTTGCGTTCGAATTTTATCTGAGGCCGTAGCCTGTCTGCCTGTCCACCTCTACAAATATAACGACGCAGGAGGAAAAGAAAAAGCCAGCGAGCATCCCTTGTACCACTTGCTGCATGACGAGCCCAACCCGGAAATGACCTCGTTTATTTTCAGAGAGACTTTGATGACCCACCTCTTGTTATGGGGCAATGCTTACGCTCAAGTGATCCGGAACGGCAAGGGCGAGGTCATAGCGCTGTATCCTTTGATGCCTAATAAAATGTCTGTTGATCGCGATGAACAGGGCCAGCTCTATTACACCTACCAGCGATCCACGGACGAGGCCGCAACTATGGAAGGCAGCACAGTCGTCCTGCGCCCCTCGGATGTTCTCCATATCCCGGGCCTGGGTTTCGACGGCCTTGTCGGGTATTCACCGATTGCCATGGCGAAAAACGCTATCGGCCTTGCGATTGCAACAGAGGAATACGGTGCAAAGTTGTTTGCAAACGGTGCTGCACCCTCTGGTGTTCTCGAGCATCCTGGAACAATCAAGGACCCTGCCCGTGTGCGTGAAGCATGGATGTCGCAGTTCGGCGGGAGCGCAAATAGCGGAAAAGTGGCAGTGCTCGAGGAAGGGATGAAATACACCCCGATATCGATTTCTCCCGAGCAAGCGCAGTTCTTGGAGACGAGGAAGTTCCAGATCAACGAGATCGCCCGCATCTTTCGTGTCCCCCCGCACATGGTGGGCGACCTCGAAAAATCATCCTTCAGTAATATCGAGCAGCAGAGCTTGGAATTTGTGAAATACACTCTGGACCCCTGGGTTATCAGGTGGGAGCAGAGCCTCGCACGTGCTCTACTGTCCGAAGATGAAAAGAAGGAATACTTCTTCAAATTCAATGTCGAAGGCCTTCTGCGCGGCGATTACGCCTCCAGAATGACCGGTTATTCAACCGCCCGTCAGAACGGTTGGATGAGCGCCAACGATATCCGAGAGTTAGAGAATTTGGACCGCATCCCCGCAGAAGAGGGCGGAGACCTCTATCTCATAAATGGCAACATGCTCCCGCTTAAGAACGCGGGAGCTTTTGCATATACACAAGCACCCGATGACAACGGAAAGGAGGAAACACCCACCAATGAAGAACAAGAAGTTCTGGGTATGGAAGAACCAGGCAGACGAAGGATCGGAGCGGGTTCTTGAGCTTTACGGCACCATTGCCGAAGAGTCGTGGTTTGACGATGACGTCACACCTCAGATGTTCCGGGACGAGCTTTTCGCAGGCTCCGGGGACGTCGTTATTTGGCTCAATTCTCCCGGTGGCGACTGCATCGCAGCTAGCCAGATCTATTCCATGCTGATGGATTACAAGGGCAATGTGACGGTCAAAATTGACGGCATCGCAGCCTCCGCTGCGTCTGTCATCGCTATGGCCGGTACCCGCGTTTTGATGGCCCCCACGGCGCTCATGATGATCCATAACCCTGCCACTGTCGCCTTCGGCGATCATGAAGACATGCAGAAAGCAATCGAAATGCTGGAGGAGGTAAAGGAAAGCATTATCAATGCGTATGAAATCCGAACCAATCTCTCCCACACACAGCTTTCCCACATGATGGACGAAACGACCTGGATGAATGCGAAAAAAGCTATCGAGCTTGGCTTCGCCGACGATCTTCTGAAAGACGACAAGCGGGCAGTCGATGCCCCTGCCTATGCCTTTTCAGGCAAATCCACAGAGCTTGCATTGATGAATAAAATCTCTGGCAAGCATCAGCCGGATGAACCGAAGGTGGTTCCCGGGACCCCTCTCGCCGATCTCCAAAAGAGATTGAACCTTATTAAACCTTAATTACAGGAGGAAAAAACATGAGTAAGATTAACGAACTCCGCACCAAGCGTGCAAAAGCCTGGGAAAATGCAAAGGATTTCCTGGACAAGCATCGTAATGACAGCGGCATTCTCTCCCACGAGGATACCGAGGCATACGAGAAGATGGAAAAAGAAATCGTCGACCTCGGTCATGAGATTGAACGACAGGAGCGCATGGACGCTTTTGAGCGCGAGATGGCTGCTCCCACCGCTAAGCCCATCACCGAGCGCCCCGAGCCCACCAAGGCCGAAGCCAAGGTCGAGGAGAAAACCGGCAGAGCTTCCGATTCCTACAAGAATGCCTTCTGGGCACAGGCTCGCTCCAGAAACGGCATGACCTACGAGGTTCGCAACGCTCTGCAGGAAGGTACCGACAGCGAAGGTGGTTATCTGGTGCCCGATGAGTTCGAGCACACCCTGATCCAGGCGCTGAACGAGAGCAACATCATCCGCTCCCGCGCCCGCGTCATTACTACTTCCAACGGCCTTCACAAAATCCCCGTTGTGGCCAGCCACGGCAGCGCAGCCTGGATGGAAGAGGAAGATGCATACACCGAGAGTGACGAGGCCTTCACCCAGGTTAACCTGGATGCGCACAAGGTCGGCACCCTGATCAAGGTTTCCGAGGAGCTGCTTCAGGACTCCGCGTTCGACCTTGAGTCCTATATCCGCAGCGAATTCAGCCGCCGCATCGGCGACAAGGAAGAGGACGCCTTCCTGAACGGCAACGGCACTCATAAGCCTACCGGCATTCTCAACGCAACCGGCGGTGCTCAGGTCGGTGTTACTACCGCGAGCGCCACTGCCATCACTGCAGACGAGGTTATCGACCTCTTCTACAGTCTGAAGGCTCCCTATCGCAAGAACGCTGTGTGGATTCTGAATGATGCGACCGTTAAGGCGATCCGCAAGCTCAAGAACGGGGCCGGTGATTATCTCTGGCAGCCTGCGATCAAGGACGGCGAGGTTCCTACCATTCTCGGCAGACCTTACTTCACTTCTCAGTATGCTCCCACTATCGCGTCCGAGGCCAAAGTAATCGCTTTCGGAGACTTCTCCTACTATTGGATCAGTGACCGTCAGGGCATTTCCTTCAAGCGCCTCAATGAGCTATATGCAGGTAATGGCCAGGTTGGCTTCCTTGCATCCAAGCGTCTGGACGGTAAGCTGGTGCTGCCCGAGGCCATCAAGGTCCTGCAGATGAAGGCTTAAGGTGGAGCCATGAGCTATAACGCTAAAAACTACACCGAAGCTGGCGGCGAAGTCACTCATTTTGGTGGCAAGGTAATCTTTGAGGAGAGCTGTGAAATCCACGGTGCTCCTTTCCCCCAGCTTGAAAACCAGGCAGAAAGCTCTGCTACGACCGTCGCTGCGCTCAAGGACGAGCATAACAGCCTGCTCAGGAAGCTTAAGGCGGCCGGTATCATGGCATCAGATCCCGCCGAGTAAGAACACCGGAGGCACTGCTCGCTGTGGGTGGTGCCTCCATTTTCGGAGGTTAACCGCATGATAATTACGCTTGAAGAAATGAAACAGTATCTTCGTGTGGACTACGATGACGATGATAATCTTATAGAAACCTTCATCGCCGCAGCCGAAAAGCTGTGTGCCGATGTTGCTCGTATATCTGTTGATGAGCTACACGACATTTGCGATGACCATATCCGCACGGCAGTCCTATATTCGGTTGCTTATCTTTATGAGCACCGTGAGGAAGCAGACCACCATGAACTCACTTTAACGCTGCGATCCCTTCTATTTGGTGTGCGTAAGGAGGGCTTCTGATGAATATAGGACTGCTAAGTGTGCGGATTACTGTCCAGAAAAGCACTACGCAAACGGACAGCATTGGCAATCACATGAATGCCTGGCAGGAATACTATTCCTGTGCTGCCACGCTAAGCGGAGAAACCGGGCAGGAAGCTGATGATGCCGGTATCACAGTGGATAACACGAAGGCAGACTTCACAGTACGTTATTGCGAGTTAACCTCTGCTATTACGCCATTGAGATATCGGGTCATATACAACGGAGAGCGTTACGATATTCTCTCGGTTGATCATCTGAACAACAAACGCAAAGCGGTGAAGCTCAGGTGCCAGAAAGCGAGGCGCTAATATGGCGAGAAAAGTATCCATTGGCAACTTGGCTTCAGAGGTCATGAAGCAGATGGAAGAATACTCATCTGTTACGGCGGAGGGCATGAAAAAGGCAGTCAATTCCGCTGGAAAGACGGTACGTCAAGAGATCAAAGCTACCGCTCCCGCTCGATCCGGCGATTATGCGAAGAGCTGGTCGGTCAAGAAGGTTAATGAAACGTCCACGAAGTTGGAACTGACTGTTTATTCCCGCAATAGATATCAGCTTGCCCACTTGCTCGAATATGGTCACGGCCTGCATCAAGGCGGGCGCACCAGAGCATTTCCACATATCAGCGAGGCTGAAGCGAAAGGGGCCGAGCAGCTCGAAAATGATATAGAAAGGATGCTACGCAATGGATGAGCTTCTTTTGATTATCTCTGAAATAGCGCTGCCATCTGCATATGATCACTTTGCTGAGGGAGAAGCTCCACAGCTTCCGTATTTGCTATATCTCATTCCGGCAAATAACAACTTTGCTGCAGATAACCGCGCATATTTCAAGGTGAATGAAGTCCACATAGAGCTGTACACCGACCGTAAAGACCTGACGGCGGAGCAGAGAGTCGAAGCTGTGCTTGATAGGCACGGCATTTTTTATAACAGGTCTGAAACCTGGATCGAGAGCGAACAGCTCTATGAAGTCCTTTATTATTTCGATATGGAGGTAAAAGACAATGCCTAACAAAGTCAAATACGGTCTGAAAAATGTCCATGCGGCTATTCTGGCCGAAACCGTGGTTGACGGTGTTACTACCTACAGCTACGGAACTCCCAAGCCCGTCCCCGGTGCGGTGAGTATTAGCCTTGAGGCGCAGGGCGAGACGTCTCCGTTTTATGCGGACGATATCGTGTATTTCCGCACCAATGCCAATAACGGCTACTCCGGTGATCTGGAAATCGCGCTGATCCCCGAATGGTTCAGAACAGATATTCTCCAGGAGGATGACGATGCCAACGGTGTGCTTGTGGAGAAGAGCGATATCGGCGAGAGCGTAAAGTTCGCGCTGCTGTTTGAATTCACGGGTGATGCAAAGGGTATCCGTCACGTGCTTTATAACTGCTCTGCGTCACGTCCCTCCCTTGAGTCCCAGACCATGGAGGAGAATATTGAGCCGGGCACGGAGAAGCTCACCATTACCGCCGATCCCAGAGGTGACGGTCTCGTCAAAGCTCGCACGGGTGACAGCACTAACACTACCGTTTACAACGGCTGGTATGCCTCTGTGTATACGCCCGTTGCTCCCACCCCTCCCAACGGAGGTAACACCTAATGGTTGAGAAAACTATCGAGATCAGCGGCAAAAAGGTAAAGTTCCGTTCCTCCGCCGCTGTCCCTCGCCTCTACAGGGCAAAATTCAAACGGGACATTTTTAAGGATTTCTCGAAGCTCGAAAAGTCTTACAAGGATAACTCTGACGAGGGCGAATCCTTTGCCATCGAGGACCTGGAGATCTTCGAGAACGTGGCGTACATCATGGCTTATCATGCCGACCCCACCATCCCCGGCACTATCGAGGACTGGCTCGATGAGTTCGATATGTTCTCCATCTACCAGGTGCTTCCGGAGATACTGGAGATGTGGGGTACGAACATGATGACCGATGTTGCCTCTAAAAAAAACGAAATCCCTCAACGAGGGAAATGACCACGCCGCTGTTCCTCCTGCGGTGCGTGGAACTCGGTATATCCGTCCGTGATCTGGAACTGCTCACTATCGGTCTCATACTGGATATGTGGACGGAGAAGGATAATGACGGCATTGAATACGACCGTATCGCAACGCAGAAGGACATGGACGCTTTTTAATGTAAAAGCCGCAGAGCAATGATTATCAGTCAAAACTCTGCGGCTCAAAAATGCTATTAAGTTTTATTCATCCTCGTCTCGTGACCACGATGAAATGAAGTGAATATCCCCGGTGTCCATGTCCATAGCCATGTTATCGCCCATACGCATCATCAGATTGCCATCGGTATCCATAGCCATATTATCGGAGATGCTCATCGCAAAGTCACCGTCATCGTAATCGAAGAAGTGTTTGGACATAATATCTCTCCGTCCTTTTAGTCATCGTATTCCGGATAGTCAGGTGCCCATTCCGGCCAAGAAGGAGTTTTATTTCTTCGCCTAGAATTATGAATCGCTTGATGTGTTTTGCGGTTCGGATTTAACTGATTCGAGTGATTATCCGCATTTGCCCTGTATGCCTTGTTGTTAGGGTTATGCTGATTTGCCCAGTTGTCGAGTTGCTCTTTGCTGTGAGTTTTTCCAGAGACCTTTGCCACGATTGTCCTCCTTTCTGAACCGAAAAAATCCACGCACTTTGACTTGTGCGTGGACAACAATCATCCGGCATATTGCTTCACACGCACCAAAACAAAGCCGAACGGGAAAATCTTTTTCGGCTCGATTTTTGTGGTGTAAAGCACAGAAACAACAGGGGGACAACTACAGTCAACACACAGCTGCTTTCTTAATTCCATAATGAGCATTTTACAGGAATTAATAGTTTCATTGATTTACTCATTTGTCTGCTGAGTTTCCGACCTCTCTGCTGTGATATGATTCGTACTCTCATTCTACGAATGAATCAGCTCAGAAGAGCAATGACAACTCAGCAAAATAATACTATCACACTGCATCAAGAAAATCAAGAAATTTACCTATGGAGGTGAGTAAATGGCAAGCAGGATAAAAGGCATCACTGTCGAGATCGGCGGCGATACCACAGGGCTTGAGAAGGCTCTGAAACAAGTAAACTCCACGATAAAAACCACGCAGTCCGAGCTGAAGGATGTTGAACGCCTGCTGAAGCTCGATCCCTCCAACACACAGCTTCTCGCCCAGAAGCAGAAAGACCTCAAGGACGCCATCGGCGCGACCTCTGAAAAGCTGAACACGCTCAAGGAGGCACAGCGGCAGGCAAAGGAGCAGCTCGAAAACGGTGACCTCGGGCAGGACAAATACGATGCTCTGCAAAGAGAAATCATTGAGACCGAGCAGGAACTTCGCCGTCTGCAGGAGGAGGCTGTCACCACCAATGCCACCCTTGCCAAGATCGAAGAAGTCGGCGGCAAGTTCGAGGCGGTCGGTGACAAGATCACCGGAGTCGGCAACAAGGTCATGCCCGCTTCGCTTGCCGTTATCGGTCTCGGAACGGCAGCAGTAAAGACCGCTGCCGACTTCGATTCCGCTATGGCGCAGGTAGCCGCTGTTTCCGGCGCGACCGGAGATGATCTCCAAGCACTCCGGGATAAGGCAAGAGAAATGGGCGAAAAAACAAAGTTCTCTGCCTCAGAAGCTGCGTCCGCCATGAACTATATGGCGATGGCCGGATGGAAGACCGAGGATATGCTCTCCGGCATTGACGGTATCATGTCCCTCGCCGCTGCCTCCGGAGAAGACCTTGCCACCACCTCGGACATCGTTACGGACGCTCTGACCGCCTTCGGACTGACGGCACAGGATTCCGGTCACTTTGCGGACATCCTTGCGGCGGCGGCATCCAACGCCAACACCAACGTCTCCATGATGGGCGAGACTTTCAAGTACTGCGCTCCTGTTGCCGGTGCCCTCGGCTATTCGGCAGAGGACGTTGCCGAGGCAGTCGGTCTCATGGCAAACAGCGGTATCAAGGCAACACAAGCCGGTACTGCCATGCGAACCATGATGACGAAGCTTCAGGGCGAACTGGAGCTGTCCGGCGCGGCATTCGGAGAAGTCACCATTGCCACGGCAAACGCTGACGGCTCCATGCGTGAGCTGGGAGACATCCTCGGTGACCTCCGTGGATATTTCTCGCAGATGACAGAATCTGAAGCGGCAGCGGCGGCGGAGACACTTGTCGGCAAGAATGCCATGTCCGGCTTTCTTGCTGTTATGAATGCCGCTCCCGGAGACATCGACAAGCTCAATAACGCCATCGCCAACTGTGACGGTACCGCCGAAGAGATGGCGGCGATCATGCAGGACAACCTCGGCGGTCAGCTCACCATTCTGAAATCTCAGTTGGAGGAGTTGGCTATTTCTTTCGGTGAAATGCTGATGCCCGCTATCCGGAATATCGTCAGCAAGATACAGGCTTTTGTCGACAAGCTCAACAGCATGGACGAAGGCACAAGGCAGGTCGTCCTGAAAATCGGTCTGCTTGTGGCGGCACTCGGTCCCTTCCTCGTGATCCTCGGCAAGAGTATCTCCGGTATCGGTTCTGCCATGAATGGATTCTCCTCCCTAGCAAAGGGTATCGGAAAGCTCGGAGTAAAGATTGCCGGAAGTACCGGATCGATTACGAGCCTTGGAAGTGCCATCGGTGCTGTTGCCGGTCCCGTCCTTGCTGTCGTTGCCGTTATTGCAGTTCTCGCCGCCGCCTTCAAACACTTGTGGGATACGAATGAGGGCTTCCGGGAAAACATCACAAACACATGGAACAGTATCAAGGAAACCGTATTCGGCTTCTGTCAGGGTATCGTTGACAGGCTCAACAGTCTCGGCTTTGAGTTCAAGAACATCACCGAAGTCATCAAGGCTGTATGGGACGGCTTCTGCAACCTCCTCGCTCCCGTTTTCGAGGGAGCTTTTTCTATTATTTCCACAGTCCTTTCGACCGTTCTGGATCACATTTTGAACGTGGTGGATTTCTTTATTGCCGTCTTTCACGGCGATTGGGAAAGTGCCTGGGAAGCGGTCAAGAATACCTTCACAAATCTGTGGGAGGGTATCCTCTCTGTTCTCTCTACCATCCTCGAAACCATGAAGGGTGTGCTGAACACCGTCCTCGGATGGTTCGGCTCTTCGTGGGAGCAGGCATGGGCATCCATTAAGACCTTCTTCGTGAACATCTGGACGGGCATCAAGGACTTCCTCGTCAACACCTGGAACAGCATAAAAACCACGGTTTCGAATATCGCTGACGGGATCAAAACGAAAATAAGCACTGTCTTTACTGCTGTGAAGGCCACCGTCTCAGATATATTCAACGGCATTAAGGACACTGCGACCAGCGTATGGAACGCCATCAAGACGGCGATCACGTCACCCATCGACAATGCCAAGGAAAAAGTGAAAGCAGCCATCGACGCAATTAAGGGCTTCTTCTCCGGCTTGAAACTGGAGCTTCCCCACATTAAGCTGCCGCATTTTAGCATTTCTGGCAAGCTGTCTTTGAGCCCGCCCAGTGTACCACACATCAATATCGACTGGTACAAAGAAGGCGGCATCATGGCAGGCCCGACGATCTTCGGCATGAACGGCAGCAGCCTCATGGCCGGAGGCGAGGCAGGCAAAGAGGCCATCCTCCCGCTCACCGAGTTTTACTCGAAGTTGGAGAGCATCCTCACCAGTCGACTAAACACCGGAACCATGGAGAGATACCTCGCGGTTATAGCAGCCAACAGCGGCAAAGGCATCTACCTTGACGACGGTACCCTTGTCGGACACCTTCTACCTGCCATTGACAGCGGTCTGGCCAACTACAGCATACGCGCAAGGAGGGGTAACCGATGAGTATTTTCCTTGGCGCTACCATCAACGACGAGCACACCCTCCGGGATTGGAAGGCTGCCATCACAAACGCCGACGTTATTTCCGTACCGGAAGCGAATACCGTCATACTAGAAGTACCCGGAAGGAACGGAAACCTCGATCTTTCCGAAGCCCTGACAGGCGACGTCACCTACCGGAACCGCGAGATAAAGCTGGAGCTGGCAAGCAGCGTCAACCTCCAGACGTGGTACCAAAAGTGTCTTCATATTTTCAATACCTACCACGGCAAGACCGTAACCATCATCTTCGACGATGACAGCACACATTACTACACCGGCAGAGCTTCCGTTTCTGACCCCCAACGGGTACGCAACGGAGGGGCCTTTATATTCACCGTAAACGCGGATCCTTTCAGATATTCCATCACCGAGAAGATCGTGACAGCAGCGGTATCATCAGCGGTATCATCAGCGACGAAGACGATCACAAATAGCGGCCGCATGCCGGTGTGCCCGACGATCACAGCGTCAGAAGCCTGCCAGATGGTGACCGGTGGGATCACGTATTCGCTCCTGCAGGGAACGCAGACGATCCCGGCCTTCATCCTGCCGGAGGGCGACACCACTGTGCAGCTTACGATTACCGGAGGCGGCACCGTGAGCTTTACGTTCAGGGAGGGCTGGCTATGATCCAGATGTTTTGCGACGGCGTCCTCCTGTACGATCCCCGCAGCGCGGACTACATCGTAGCGGAACCGAAGTGCGAGCTGGAGGTAAACAAGACCGGCAATCTCACGTTCAGGATTGCACCGACGCACCCGCTCTACGGACAAATCCAGAAACTGAAATCCGAGATTGCGGTGTATCAGGACAACGAGCGCCTCGGCGCTTTCCGCGTCCTGAACGTAGAGCAGGACTTCAATAACATAAAGACCGTCACCTGCGAGGGCGAGCTGGCCTACCTTCTCGATAGCATACAACGGGCAGCCGAATACCACGATGTGACCGTGGCAGAATATTTCGCCATCGTCATCGCAAATCACAATGCGGACGTGGACAGCAGCAAGCAATTCACGGTCGGTTCTGTCACAGTCACCGATCCCAACGACAGCTTGTACCGGATCCACAGCTACGAAAACACGTGGGAGTGCATTAAAGACAAGCTGCTCGACCGGCTCGGCGGATTTATCCGTATTCGCATGAGCGGCAACACCCGCCTGATCGATTACGTTACCAGCTACGGAAACGTGAACCCCCAGATCATTCGCTTCGGAGAAAACATCCTCGACCTCGTGCGCGAGGTGCGCGGAGAGAACGTGGCCACCGTACTTGTGCCGCTGGGAGCGGCAGACGAAGAGACCGGCGAAAAGTTGACGGTCAAGTCTGTCAATGACGGGCTGGACTACATTGAGGACACCGAGGCCATCCAGACCTACGGCAGGATCGTGAAAACCGTGGAGTTCGACGATGTGACTGTGGCATCCAATCTGCTGACAAAAGGCTACTCAGAGCTTGCCAAGGTGAGCAAGCCCACCATCACCCTCACTATGACAGCAGTCGACCTGCATCTGGTGGACGTGAACATTGAACGGATAAAGATCGGAAACAGCATCCGCGTCCTCTCGGAGCCCCACGGGTTGGACGAATACATGATCGTCCAAAAGCTGCAGATAGACTTCCAGCACCCGGAAAATTCCGTGGTAACCCTCGGAGCCGTGAAGCAGACGCTGGACGATAACGTCGGCAAGAGTAAGTCTGAACCGCTGGATGCCATCATCGCACAGCAGGTAGCCATGCAGCAATCCATCTCCACTGTGCAGACAACAGTACAGGAATGCTATTCGGAGATCAGTAAGACGGCGGAAGAAATCCGAACCAAGGTCAGTGAAAACTACCTTGCCAAGAGCGAGCTGGAGACGATCCAGCGAGATTTCCAGACCAGCATCACCCAGAGCGCCTCGGAGATCCGCATGGACTTCACGGCCATCACCAACGAGATCACCAATAAAGTGGCCGAAAACCAGCAACTGCTACAGGAATATATCCGCTTCAAGGGAGCGCTGATTGAGCTCGGCAAGGTCGGCAACGCCTTCACCGCAGAGCTATCCAATGAGAAGCTGTCTTTCAAGGAAAACGGTCAGGAGATCGCCTTCATATCCAATCAGGCGCTGGTCATTACCAACGCAGAAATACGAAACCGCCTTTCCCTCGGTACAGCCGAGCGAGGGTGGTTTGACTTTATCCCCAGAACCACCGGCAACCTTTCCATTCAATGGAGAGACCCCGTAACATAAGGAAGTGAGAACACATGGCAAGCGGCAATAGCGGCACAATAAGCGTTACCGGCACCAAGAACATGAGTGCTGTTCTGTATTGGTCGGAGACATACGACGTAGCAAGCAACACCCACGTCGTCAGCATTGACAACATCACCTTCAAGTCCAGTAATTGGTATGGCTTTACGTACTATTTGAAGGGCACCATCAGCGTAAACGGAACGCAAGTGTTCTCCTGCACATCGGCATCCGGCTCTCACCATGTCCGCATTGATAGTCAGAACGCCGAATACAGCATCGTGGCATCATCCGGTTATTCCAGCCCACCATGGAAGAGCGGCAGTATAACCGGCAACACGGACGGAACAAAGTCTGTCACCATATCCTTCAGCTTCGACGGATACACCACGGACGAGAGAGGCGCAAACGGCTTCAACACGACCGGTCAGGCCACGGTGGCTCTGTACACAATACCGAGAAAATCCTCCTGCAGCATGTCAGCGACGAACCTCGGTAGCACGGGCACGATCAGCATAAGCCGCGCATCCAGCAGCTTTACCCACACACTGACGTACACCTTCGGCAATGCAACCGGTACGATTGCCACGAAGACCAGCAGTACTTCCGTGAGCTGGACACCTTCCCTGACGCTAGCAAACCAGATCCCGAACAGCACCAGCGGCACGGTAACAATCACATGCAGCACATATAACGGCAGCACACTGATCGGCAGCACGACCTGCACGGCGACGCTGTCGGTGCCGAGCTCCGTGATACCGACGATGACATCGCTGACGGCCACAAGAGTGGACGGAACTGTGCCCTCCTCGTGGGGAATTTATGTGCAGACAAAATCCAAAGCGACATTGACCATCAATGGGGCCGCAGGAAGATACGGCTCGACGATCAGCGCCTACAGTATTACGGGTGGAGGCTTTTCCGGCACTGGCAGCAGCCTGACAACCGGGTTCCTGAACACCTCTGGCACGATCACCTTCACGGCCAAAGTCAAGGATAGCAGAGGCCGCTGGTCGGCGGAGAAAACCGTGTCTATATCCGTGGTAGCATATTCGCCCCCGACCTTCACCAACTACCTGACGCAGCGATGCAACAGCAGTGGGACTATAACGACCAACGGCACCTATGGCAGAGGGTTAATTAATTTCACTTACGCAAGCTGCAGCAGCAATAACACGATTACCACTGCTGTGGCATATAAGCGGAGCACCGAATCCAGCTACACGACAACCAGCGTGACGTTCTCCTCTGGGACGGCCTTCATCTTTGGCGGAGGAAACCTGTCTACGGATTATTCTTACGACATCCGCTACACTCTGACTGATGTCTTCGGCAGCATTATCGTCGTGGACAGCATATCCACGGCCAGCGTCCTTATGGATTTCAAAGCCGGAGGAACTGGCATCGGCGTGGGGAAAGTAGCCGAGACGGATAACCTCTTTGATGTAGGCATGAACGCAAAATTCCGTGGCACAGTCTCCGGCAAAGTGGCCTCCCTTGACGGGTACGACAGCGTCATCGCTTCCGATTTCAATGACTATAAAGAAGTGGGAATATACATCGTCAGTAGCGATGAGGAGATGCAGAACATTGCAAACCGGCCCTGCGATAATGCTGGCACTCTCTACGTGAAGAACTCGTTCAACGATGGAAAGAGCACCACCAGCACGTGGGTGTATCGCTTACAGATATACATCCCGCACACCGGCAGCGACATCTTTTTGCGGAAGCTGACCGTAGAATCCACGGCAGGCTCATGGACATACGGAGAATGGAATGACATAGGCAAAAACATGTCTGTCGATCATGCCACCAGTGCCGACAGTGCCACTAAAGCAACCAAAGACGGAAGCGGAAACACAATCTCGTCCACATATTTGAAGCGGTCTGGCGGCACGGTAACAGGAACATTGACACTATCAAAGACAACCGATGCATCTGGTACGGCAAACAATAGCCCCGCGCTGATAGTCGGAGGTGCGGCTACAGCAGCACACATTGAGATGGATGCCAATGAGATCATGGCAAAGGCCAGTGGAACAACAACCGCAGCCCTTTACATCAACGATCAGGGCGGCTCAGTTTACATCAACGGCTATAACACCTTCTGGACGACCTGCATCGGCTACGGCAGTATGTCGCAAAACGGCACCTTCTCCGGGACGATACCGGCAGACACGAGGCTGTTTGTTATTGCCTTGTACGATGACTCGTATTCTGCATGGTACACAATGGCAGTTCCTAAGAACAGTTTTACAAGCGGCTCAACGCTGCACCTCAAAGCAACGAGCGATTATTATACCTTTAAGATCAACGTCAGCGGCACGACCGCTACACTCACGAAGGTCGGCTCGGGAACCAAGACGGTGTATTTCATTGCAATCAGATAGGAGAAAGCAGCATGAAAGTAAACCTTGATGAAAACGGCTATGTCCGGGAATGGGCGCTGGTCGGTGACAACGGCGGAATAGATGTACCGGAACCGGAGGATCTTGAGAAATTCATGGATTGTGCGACCGGGTACAAGGTCGTGGATGGCCTCCTCCAAAAGGACGACACGCGAGACCGGGCCCAGCGCATTGAAAAACAAAAGGAAGCTCTTCGGCAGCAGCGCGAGACTGAATGCTTCCCGGTCATTAACAGAGGCTGGATGTGGTACTCCAGCCTTAATCTTTTACAGTGGATCGAGCTGAAAAAGTGGTATTTGGAATGGCTGAACGTTACAGAGACACTGTGCGCCCCGGAACGCCCCTCATGGATGGATAACATAGACACATCTGCCATACCGGATCGCCCGATATGGTTATAGCGAGGTGATGAAACATGTGGCGCGGAACCACACCAATGCATATTTTCACCCTCCCAGTAGGGGTGAAATTGACAGATTTCTCAGCCGTTTTTATTACTTATTCTCAAAATGGAGAAACCATTTTGGAGAAAACGGAGGCTGATCTCACGCCAACAGAGACCGGATTCACAGTCACCCTTACACAGGCGGATACACTTCTATTCACGCAGGGGCCTGTAAAAATCCAGTTGCGCGCTAAAAAGCCAACCGGAGAGGCCGTCGCTTCAGACATCATATCTTCGACGGCAAAAGAGGTTTTGAAGGATGGAGAGATATGAGAATTCGAGTCACATTTTCCGAAATGCCAGACCGTTTTGCACTTGGGCTAAATGAGCAGGAAAGCTTCGCTCTAAAATTTGATGAGGGAATGCTATGCCACTGTGTGCCCTATGAGGGAAGTTACGACATTAGGCCGGGTCTGTTGGCGCAAACGCTCCCCACAAACGACAGGCATTTGCACGAAGATATTCTTGTACGTGCAATTCCGTATACGGAGGTCAGCAATATTCAGCATGGCCTCACAGCAATAATAGGAGGAAATTAAAATGGAAGACGCCACCAAAGCATCGACGATGGATTCGGGTGGAACGACAACCACCTACATCAACAAGGTTATTTATGGCACCGAGGTTTTGATCGATCTCACCGGAGATACCGTAGTTGCCGACAAGCTCATGTCAGGATATGTAGCCCACGATAAAAGTGGCGCACCTATCACTGGTACCTGCGATTTCGATGTAAACACACAGGATGCTACAGCGACAGCAGCAGAACTTCTTTCCGGAAAGACAGCCTATGTACGAGGTACAAAGATTACCGGTACGATGCCGAACAAAGGAGCGGTCACCGGTGAGATCGATTCTGTCGACGAGAATTACACAATCCCGATGGGTTTTCACGACGGATCAGGAAAAGTAAACATCTCAGCAGCGGAAAAGGCTAAAATCGTTGCGGGGAACATCAAGTCCGGTATTGAGATACTGGGAGTTACCGGCACTTATTCCGGCGAATCCATCACTGCACAGAGCAAGACAGCGGTTCCGTCTCTCTCAACACAGACGATTCAGCCTGACACCGGTTATGACTATCTGTCAGCGGTGACGATTAGTCCTATACCGTATACCGAGACAGAAAACAGTGCAGGCGGATTAACTGCCACAATAGGATAAGGACTATGGCAATAAACAAAGTGGTATATGGGACGACAGTGCTCGTGGATCTGACAAATGACACGGTGAGACCGGAATCAATGCTGCTGGGTACGCGAGCCCACGCTTGTAACGGCGACATAATTGAAGGCACTCTGAACAGCAGCCAAACCGGGATCCTTGTTCAGATCGAAGGTGTAACACCAGCGTATATAAGCGCGAAGTCAGTTACCATTGATCTGAGCGAATTTACATCGATATATCAACAGATCACGGGCGAACAGATCATTGTTGAATTTACGCATCTCGACCTGTATGCGCCCGGACTAGTTCTTGGCGGCAGCATAGATACCGACATTACGCTTTCGTATGAGGCAAGCACCGGAATCATTACCCTCAGTACAACAGAGAGCATTTTTCAGAGTTCGAACAAGTGCGTGGCTAATGTATATATAACGGAACAGGTCCCAAGCATCATTATGCCGGAGCAGACGAAATCGACTTCTCCAAGCACCGATCAAATCACAATCAACCCGGATTCCGGGTATACATTGTCCAGCGTTACCGTAGAGCCTATAACAGGCACATTGCTATCTTCGCTGAATACGGATTTTCGCGCGGACAATATCCGGAAAGACATTGACCTGTTTGGTATCACCGGAACGCTCGACCCCAGCGGCGGTAGCTTTAACCCGTATCCGTGGAAGGATATCGAAGTAGGAACGATCACGCCTTCGTCAAATACAACCACCCTTTATATCAATGAAAGTAAAGGGACTCCGCTAGCTCTGGTAATATCCCTCGCTGATATGAACGGCATATCCCAATCGAACAATGCAATATATAACGCGAGCTTCTCAACGAGCAATGTAAAGGCAAATCCCGCTCACATCGTTGTATATCAAGGCGCATTAAGCGTAGGCACAAGTACAAGTTACCCCACCTATAGTAATGGGACATTCAATTTGAACAAGCAGCTCAAAGCTGGTTGGACATACAACTATATGGTCGCATATGGCTGATTTGTGAAAGGAGAAAAACAAATGAAAGAATTTTGGACTTCCGTCCAGGTCGTTTTTACCGCTATCGGTGGATGGCTTGGGTGGTTCTTAGGGGGTTGTGACGGGCTTATGTACGCTCTCATCGCTTTCGTAGTCGTAGACTACATTACAGGCATCATGTGTGCCATTGTGGACAAGAAGCTGTCCTCCGAGGTCGGCTTCAAGGGCATCTGTAAGAAGGTGCTTATTTTTCTTTTAGTGGGTATGGCAAATATCCTGGATGTAAATATCATTGGAAGCGGCAGCGTTCTCAGAACGGCTGCTATTTTCTTTTATCTCTCCAACGAGGGTGTGTCCCTTCTGGAGAATGCAGCCCATCTTGGCTTGCCTGTTCCCAATGCAATGAAGGAAGTATTACAGCAGCTCCATGACAGGGCTGAGAACGGAGGAAACAAAAATGAGTAAAGCAAGTGAAGTCGTAGCCATTGCGCTGTCGCAGATTGGCTACAAAGAGAAAGCAAGCAACAAGAATCTGGACGATAACACTGCCAACGCAGGCTCCGCCAACTGGACGAAGTACGCCCGTGATCTCGCCGCCGCCGGATACTACAACGGCAACAAGAACGGCTATGCCTGGTGTGATGTCTTCGTGGACTGGTGCTTCTTCAAAGCCTACGGTTCCAAGGAAGGTCAGCGCATCGAATGCCAGACCGGGGACTGCGGAGCGGGATGCACTTTCTCCATGCAGTACTACCAGGCGAAAGGCAGATTTGATAAGAACCCCAAGGTGGGCGATCAGATCTTCTTCCGACACAGCGGCAGTTCCGGCGCAGACCATACCGGCATCGTTGTCGAGGTCACTTCCTCGCAGGTCATTACCGTGGAGGGCAACTCCGGCAATCAGGTCAAGAAGAACACCTACGCCCGCTCCTACGGCTGCATCATCGGCTACGGACATCCTCTGTACGATGAAGCCGATGGCGCATCTGCCACTCCTGCGGCAGAAACAAAAAAGACCGAAGTGACCGAGAAAGCTGTATCCGTGAGCCTCAAGCAGCTCTCCCAAGGCAGCACGGGCGCCCAGGTCAAAACCATCCAGCGTATCATCTACGTGCGCGGCATCAACAGTCAGATCAGTATCGACGGAGATTTCGGCCCGATCACCAAGGCCGGAGTCATCGCCCTGCAGAAGAAGCTGTTCCCCAACACTGCCTCCGAGTGGGACGGAGTTGTTGGAAAGAATACCTGGACCGCTGTGCTGACAGCTCTGAACTAACTGAATACACAACCCATTACAGGCCTATCGAAGAGAAATCTCCGGTAGGCCTTTTTTTATGCCCGCGACCGTTGAAAAAACTCTTTGCCGTGGCCTACCTATGAAAGTACTTTATAAACGAAAGGGGCGCGGCTATGACAGCCAGCGAAAAAAAGCAGCTGATTGAGCTGAAAGACGCCGGTCTTGGATATAAGCGAATAGCCGCATGCACCGGCCTGCCAATTGGAACCGTGAAGACGTTTTTCCGAAGGCAGGCGGCCCGGGATATTTCTACCGGGCCTGTTTGTCAGCAGTGCGGTGGGCCAATCGAGACCGGACACGTAAAGCGTGAAAGAAAGTTCTGCTCAGATCAATGCAGGATGCGCTGGTGGTCGGCTCATCCGGAGCAGATGAACCGGAAAAGCGGGCGAAAGCTAACCTGCCCTTGGTGTGAGAAGACGTTTATTGTTTATGGCGAAAAGAAGCGAGTTTATTGCTCAAGGGTATGTTATGCAGCCGCCAGAAAGGCTAAGGGTGAGCTTGATGGATGATTATTTACAACGCATTGTTCGGTACAGAATAGCCATGTCGATGGCAAAAAGTATGCTGAACAAGGGGATTATAACCGAGGAAGAATACGCAAAAATTGATACAATTATGACCAAAAACGCCGAGTTATCTTTGGATACTATATTCTCCGAAATTCCTTGATATTACAGCCTTTCAGAGCGAATATGTCACACGATAAGGAGGCGATATCATGGAAAGAACAATCAAGCGAGTCGACCGCAAACTTCCCAAGCAGGAAAAACTTACACGGACGGCTGCCTACTGCCGCGTTTCCTCTGACAAGGATGCAATGCTGCACTCGCTTTCTGCTCAAGTAAGCTATTTCAGCTCTACGATTCAAAACCATCCCGGATGGGTTTATGCCGGTGCATATGTTGATGAAGGTATTACCGGTACGAAGGAAGACCGACCGAAGTTCGTAAAGCTGATGGAAGATTGCCGGGCCGGGAAAATTGATTTGATTATCACGAAAAGCGTTACCCGCTTTGCCAGAAACACGGTCGTTCTTCTTGACTCGATCCGAGAGCTTAAAGCGATGGGCATTGACGTTTTCTTCGAAAAGGAAAACATCCACACTCTGAGCGCAGATGGGGAACTGATGATCAGCATCATCGCATCCTACGCCCAGGAAGAAAGCAGATCAGCGAGCGAGAATCAGAAATGGCGCGTGAAGAGGAACTTTGAAGAAGGTAAACCCTGGCGTTACTTCATGCTTGGCTACAGGAACATTGACGGTGAGATGACCATTGTTCCTGAAGAAGCGGAAATCGTAAAAGGCATCTTCAGAGACTACCTGGCAGGCGTAGGCATTACAACCATCGTGAACAATCTGAACACCAGCGGTTTTGTAACACAGAGCGGGTACAAGTTCCACAACAGCGCAGTTGAGCGCATATTGAGAAATTACGCTTACACCGGGAACCTGATGCTTCAGACGAAATACCGTGAAAACCACCTGACAAAACGCACTTTAGTAAATCATGGTGAGCTTCCTAAGTACCATGCTTTTGAATCGCACGAGCCGATTATTTCCTTGGAGATTTTTAATGCCGTCCAGGAAGAAATGAAGCGCCGGGCAGAAAAATACGCACCGAAAACGCAACGGCAGCAATACCCCTTCAGCGGCTTAATGGTATGCGCTAATTGTGGAAAAAACTACCGAAGGAAGGTAACCGCGACAGGACCGGTTTGGATATGCCCAACCTACAATTCAAGCGGCAAAGCGAGCTGCGCATCCAAGGCAATCCCCGAGGGCATTTTGATGGAAACAACAGCGTCTGCGGTTGAGGTTGATAAGTTCAACGAAGCCTTTTTTCACGAGCGCGTTTCAAAGATGGTGATTTCAGCCGGGAACTGCATCACCTACTACTTTAAGGACGGAACAGAAATCCAGCGGGTCTGGAAGGACCGTTCACGGCGAGAAAGCTGGACCCCGGAAATGAAAGAAAAGGCAAGGCAGGCAACGGCAGAAAGGTGGAAAGCAAATGGCTAATGCAAGAAAAGTTCAGGTCATAGAGGCAACAATCAATCCGAAAACGCATCTATCCACCACGTCGCCTCGCAAGCGCCGTGTAGCAGCATACGCCCGCGTCTCGACCGATTCGGATGAACAGGCAGGCAGCTACGACGCACAGATCGATTATTATACCAGGTACATCTGTAACAGACCTGATTGGGAGTTTGTGAAGGTTTATCCCGACGACGGCATCTCCGGTTTGAGCACGAAAAAAAGAGAGCAGTTCATGGCGATGATCAACGATGCGCTGGCCGGGAAAATCGATTACATCATCACAAAGTCGATCAGCAGATTTGCTAGAAACACGGTCGATACCTTGACTTACGTGCGAATGCTAAAAGATCACGGTGTCGGGGTCTACTTCGAAAAGGAAAACATCGACACCATGGACGCCAAGGGTGAGTTGCTCATTACAATTATGAGCTCCCTCGCCCAGGAAGAGTCCCGCTCCATATCCGAAAACGTGATCTGGGGCCAGCGGAAACGCTTTGCAGACGGAAAGGTCACCCTTCCTTACAAACGGTTCTTAGGATATGACCGCGGTGCTTCGAAGGATGATCCCCCGGTCGTAAATGAGGAGCAGGCGGTCTGGGTACGCTATATCTACAGCGAGTTTATGCTTGGGAAAACAGCATCCTAATGCGGAATTTCTTCAGATCAACCAGGATTGCCGGTTTTGTATTGGCGTGCTCACTCATGTTTCTCCTCCCTCTGCTACCATTTCGTTCTCAGCTACTTCATCCGTAGGCTTCTTATCCTGAACGCTAAAAACAGTGTAGCCTTCAAAAATATTCACTTGTAAGAGCTTCTGATGCTCCTCAACAGGCAGACCGAACTGATTTTTCCAGTCTGCGGGGTAAATCGGGGTGCGCGATGTCTTAGGCTTTTCGCCCTCTTTATAAGTGCGCACGTACATCTCAGATGCTGTTAAATCGAACAGCAAAAACAGCTGATTATTACTGCGTATGATCTTTCCAAGCAGCTTATATCTGTTATCCGGATTCCAGCCGAGCAGATCGACGATCATCGCATTAAACACACGTGCCGTGATAGCGCGGGGCTTTCGTTTTCCGGTCGTGCACCAAGCAAGACAGTCCTTTTCGTCCTCTGAGCACGGGCAAACAATCAGCGTTCTGTTATCCGGGTTTACCATGAACTGCACATACTGAACATCTGGCAGTTTTCTAAGGCAGGACGTATTGAATGTGATCTTGTTGCGGTTGAAGGTAATCGACGGCTCATAAACATGGGCGAAGAACTCGCCTCGAACGACCTGATATCCATCGTAGGAGAAGTCCTCCATGTCGACAATCTCCGACTCCGCCAGAGGTGCGTTCTGTGCTTCAGGTGCCGCTGCCGTGACAGGCTCCTCTTTCTTTTCAATGGTCTCCGTCACCGGGGCCTGAAGCGGTGCGGCATAATCAAACGAAGGCTCCACGGGGATACTTACAGGTCTGCCCTGCAATGCACTGGAAACCGGGTCCTGTCTATTCCACTGGTTGAATAGTTCCATTCATTTCTCCTCCCTGATGCATGTCCCGAATTATCCGCTCTATATGAAAAGCGGCTTCTTCGGGGGTGGTTACGTTCAACTCCGGTTGAGTCGAGTATGGTTGAGCTTCTTCTCCGATCTGCCATTCACCCTTCTGGTCAATGGCAGACAGCTCCCTTGCCTGTGCGTGACGATAAAAATTGCTGCCGAAGTTATCCGCCCATGCTGAGGGAAACGCTACTATGGAGTTCTTGGATGGGACGAGCGGTCGCAGGCCATCTTCCGCGGGGGCTGCGGAACCGTCATCCAGGTCCGGAGTTGCATTCGGTACAAACATTTCTGTTTCCCGCATGTCGAACACAAGCACCGCTTCATTATCCTTTTGCCGTCGAACACCACGGACCCTATATTTGCAGTCGAGCCGCCAGTCGAACAGCTCGAAAATGGTGCCGATAAAGGCTGCACCACTAATATGCCGGGGACCATAATTCCCGTTATCATCAAGCTTTGCCCACTTGATCGCATTTCTAGCGTCCTTTTCGCATTTGCGTACCGCCAGCAGATGCTCGTGAGGATGGATCAGCATCTCAACATACTGAGCATTGTCAAATTTCCGAATGCATGCGGTGCTGAAAAGAAGATAATCGTTCGACAAGCTTACGCTGATCCGGTTCTGCGTATCGAAAAACTGTACTCGCGCAATCTCATACCCGCGCAGGTCGAAGTCCCCGGACTGCGCTTCGACATCCCTCAAGCTTTGAGGGACAAACACCTCATCCTCGTAGACGCTTTCAGACGCGACCTCATAGTCTGCTGCCTGGAACCCTGCCCACCGGGGATTGATCACCACAAAACCTTTCAGAGCGCCTTCCGGAATCACCTGTAGCTCCGGCAAAATACCTTTATTGCCGTAACGGGCATTGTCGATTAAATGCTGTACGGCGATGAAATCATCGTAGGAAATGATGCCCTCGTGATGGTGCTTCTTATAGTACTGTGTGCGCTCTCCCATGTTCTTCTTGGACTTGTGATCCAGGTAATGTGGCGTGAATGTTTTCCGAGCAAGCAGGGCTCCGCAGTGCCGCTCATTTCGAAGTTGCTGTAGGACGGAGCTTGCAGACCAGGTAACATTTCCTTTCTTCGTTTTCCGTCCTAATCGTGTCAGCGTATCAGCAATCTCCTGGCAGGTGTAACCATACAAATACATAAAGAAAATCAGCCGGACTGTGTTTGCCTCCTCTTCGTTGATCACCAGGTTTCCGTCCTCATCGTGATCATACCCGAGCAGAACCGGTGTTAAAAAGATTTCCCGGCCGAAACGCATCTCAATGGAGGCATTCATGATCGTGCTCTTGATGTGACTCTCTTCCTGGGCCATCGTCGCCACGAACGAGAGGCTCATTTCGGTGTTGTCCTTTAATGTGAATATGTTCTCGGACTCGAAAAATACACCGACGGGCGGATTCAGAGAGGCAAGTTCACGGACAAGGCTGATGCAGTCCACGATATTTCTAGCGAAACGGGAAACGCTTTTTGTAATAACGAGGTCAATCTTTCCTGCTCGGCAGTCCGCGATCATCTGGTTAAATTTAGCCCTGTGCTGCAGCGACGTGCCGCTGATGCCTTCATCGGGGTAGATGCCGACGAGTATCCAATTGGGATGCCGCTTGACCTGATCTTCGTAGTAGTTCTTCTGTAGCTCATATGATGAGGTCTGCTGAACGTTGTCCGTAGATACACGGGCATAAACCGCTACGCGCTTCGTTTCGGTATCATCATATATATCAGCCTGTGGTTTGCCCGGGATCACAACCGTATCGCTAGATACATGGCCTCTATATCGTTCCCGTATTTTTGCTTTCTGCTCTTCCTTCGAGAGTTTTGCTTCATTCTGATTCATAGATCTGGCTCCAATGGTACAAAGTCTTTGCAATTAGTATATTGAGCCTACGATCAAATTGAAAATAACCAGAGGTATAGCAGCATCCCTCTGGTTATTGAAAAACAATATTTTTTGAAAGAAGTAGCTCGTGAGAACAAAAAATAGAGCCTCCTAGCGGAAGCTCTAACTATGCACGATTATTCAGTTACTAGTCATAATCTGCTTTTTTGACATTTCGGAAGGCCGATTTCATTTCTTTGAGGATGTTTTTCATTGCCTCAACCTCGGATGGAGCACAGTCCGAAATAAGGTTTGATATTTCTTCAGCATAAATATCGGTGACGGCCGGAACATTGCTGCGAAGAAGATAATCTGCTGAAATCTGCAGCACTTCAGTTATACGCTTGAAAATGTCGACGCCGAAATTCGTTCTTCCGGTTTCTATGTTGCTCATGTGGGAGGGAGAAATATTGAGCTGCTCGGCCAGACCTGTTTGGCTTATACCACGCTGTCTGCGGACATCCTGAATCCTCTGCCCAACTAGTCTTAAAGTGTCGTCCAAGCGGCTCACCTCTGTTCCCAATACTATTTTATATTTTACCCACTATCGTAAAAGTGTTGAATAGCCGATAGTCGAAGTCACCCACTATCGTGTATATAATTTATTGAAAATATACACGATAGGAGGTGAGAAAATGGCACTTAATTATATGCGAATTGGTCGCCGGGTACAAGAAATACGCAAAATGAGGAAGCTTTCGCAGGCAGATCTCGCAGAGTTGGCAGACATGTCAGTGCCTTACATCAGCCATATTGAAACGGCGCTGAAGAAGCCCAGCCTGGAATCGGTCGTGAAAATAGCTGACGCGCTTGGCGTAACGGTAGACCAGCTGCTTAACGGGAACCAGAGCAACGACCATCATACCTACGAAGCCGAAGTGGCTGAACTTCTAGCTGACTGCAACAGCAAGGAGCGCCGGATGATTTTTGAGCTGGTGACCCTAGTAAAGCGATGCCTGCGGGAGAATAGCTGGTTCTTCCATGACGGTACCATGGTGTGATTGTAGCTTGGGAGGCTCGATTGCACAAATAACCAGAGGTCAAATAATATCCCCGTAGGGAGAAAATGGCCTCCGAACAATTGAAAAAACTGCTCGGAGGCCACCCTATGTTTTCATTACTGCTATGAAAACGCCGATTTCATTGACGGAATCGGAAATCCATGAAATCATTATTCCGCTGAATACTGGAGGTACAAATTATGATTTACGTCACGGGGGATTTTCACGGGAATATTCGTGAACTGCTGAGCCGCTTCGATAAGCTTCAGACCGGCGAAGGAGATATCATTATCGTGCTCGGTGATGCCGGACTTAACTACTATGGCAATCATCACGGCGATCTGAAATCCAAGAAATCTCTGGCCCGGAGCGGGACTGAGTATTTCTGCATACACGGCAACCACGAAATGAGACCTGCTTCCATTCCCACCTATCATGAAGAGGAGTGGCATGGCGGGAAGGTATATGTAGAAGAAGCTTTCCCAACTATTAAATTTGCAAAAGATGGCGAAATTTACGATCTCGGAGGTAGGCGCTGCCTCGTGATCGGCGGAGCGTATTCGGTCGACAAATACTACCGCCTGATGATAGGTTCAGCCTGGTTCCCGGACGAACAGCCGGATGAGAAGTGCAAAGAGACGGTTGAAGCCGTGCTCGAGCGCGAGGGTTGGAAGATAGACTACGTCCTTACCCACACTTGTCCTGCCAAATACATACCGGTCGAAGCCTTTCTTCCGGGCCTTGATCAGCGAACAGTTGATCGCTCTACAGAGGATTGGCTTGATGAATTAGAAGGGAAAATGACCTACGAAAAATGGCTCTGCGGCCATTGGCATATTGAGAAGAAAATCGACAAACTTGAGTTCCTTTTCAAAAGGATGACATGCATACCGGAGGAGAGTAAATGAAACGCAAAGAGGCAATGTATCGCATCAATTTAGAGGACTGTTCGGCGGCTAGTTTTACTAGTCTTTCCAAGCCTTATTACGGGTCTCTAGATGAAATCCGAGAGCTGCTTTCCACAATTAGAGACGACCCGCAAATGCAGGGTTGTTGCACAGAAGTCTTGAACGCATTTTTCAATCTCTACGAGAAAGGCAGACGCGGAGTTATGCATCTCGTTGCTTACAAAGAAGTACCACTTTTGGAGCGAGTTCAGATATTTGGAAAGCGTGAATTCACTCTTTCTGATTATTCTTGGGAGCACATAAATACATGGGGTTACCCCTACAAAATGCGCTGTAAAAGTGCTGTAGTATCACAATTCTGGGTGTCAAGAAAAGGTGAATTTAGCCGGTGTTTCAAAGTCCTATTTGACGGTCTTGAATATGAAAGCTTTGATGGTTGGAAAACCGTGGGCCACATGCTCTGGGGATATCCCCATATGCTTGAATATGAGGCCCCACTAATCTACAACCGTTTGATGATTGAAGATGCCACTTTTGCATCACTGAATGAAGCACTGGGAAACCTAGAGCTACCAGAACCGAGCTTTGATTTTAGCGGCTTTTGCAACGACATTTTTGGGGATGGATGAGGGCAGAAAAATGAATGTAATTGTTGATTCAGTGAAGCTGATTTCCGACATTCCAAGAGACGTAAAATTTGCGCTCTTTGAGGATTTGCCTGGGTTCCCGGGTTACATTCCCCAACTGAAAAAGGGTGAGTTTTTCCGACTTTACGACTCAAATGCTATCTCAGCTCGGACCCCTGAATTGATGGCGGTGGAGCACACATTCGACGCTCAAACAAAACGGCACACAGTGCTAACACCTGCCTATGAATTTGTCTTTCATCAGATGGATGAAGACCCGCCGAAGAAGAAACGGATTGTGGCGAAACTCTATATGGAAACACCTATCGGACGCCGGGCATTTGAAGAGTATCACTCAGACGGAACACTGCTGGCACACGGCCACTACAAGGCAAAGATATATGCCTCTGATTTACCACCCTGGTTCCTTTACGGATATATGTATAAGAGGCATGGATTTATGTCGGCAAAGGATGTGAAGTACCTTCTGTATAAGCCGAACTACCACTTTGACAACCATCTATTTAAGTACGACACCCTGTTTATCTCTTACGAAAAGCCGATCATTCCAATGACCTACGACGATAGCTTTGACTGGTTTGACGGTTACGACTATGTCCTTGATGGAAATGCAATGGAACGGTTTCTGGATTTAGTGGATCAATACTCGGATTGCGACACTTCATCTATCCGAGCCGAAATGGAGAAAAAGAAAGCCTGGTATAAAGAACGGAATGGAGACAAATGATAAAATCTATCCCGCGGTAAAGAACCTGGACGGTTCCTACTTCGACGTCCAGCGCGGCGGGAAAACTGTAAGCCGCTGCTTCACCGATCTTACGATGCAGGAGCAGGACGCGGCGCTTGAAACGTTGGACACGGAGGCGCTGAAGGCCATGTGTAAGTCCTTCGGGAACGCTCTGCGGGGTCTGTGCGATATGTGCCATATCGAGGGGACCAGCGATGACGAAGACTAGAAAAAATAGCCGCAACCTTTCGGTGCGACTTTCTACATAGACGAGGAACAGAGCCTTTCGGCCCGTTCCTGGAAAAACTCTGTTTAGTATTTGGGGTTCTCGTGCTGGTCGAGGTGCTCCAGGAAATCGTCAACCTCGGCGAGGTTGCTGAAGAAGTCTTCGTAGGCCCCGAGGCCGCTCTCTCTGACGACTCTGTAGTAACCCTGGCGGGTCTTCATGAGGCCCAGCTTGTTCTGCTCGGCGATGCGGCAGGCGGCTCTTGTAAGCTTGCCCATGCTCTTGATCTCGCTGTTGTTGCCTTTGTCGAAGGTTCCTTTGCAGTTGCTTCTGTCAATGTATCTCATGGTCTTTTCTCCTTTTCTTCGGGGTTTTTCCCCTCCTGTCGTGATTCATATTAACTCTAAACACACACTATAGCAAGTCAATACCCAATGCCACACGGTGAAACGCGGGTATGACGTAAACATCGCTGCCAACCAGGAATGGATAGACAGCGATACGCGAAAAAAGATTATGGCGGACGATGACGCCTCTTTTGGGGCGCTCCTATCAGGGAGCGCACTTTCGGGGCTTAATGCCAAGGGCTCGGAGAATAAATACGATGGATCATCTCGAAATTGAAAAACTAAGGCGAGTTACCCGAGAAGAAATCCAAGCAAACACCGAGACTATTCTTGAAATGGCTGACGACGGGAATGGCCCGATTCTCATCCGCTCTGCAGGTTTTCCCGATTTGCTTCTGATAGCATGGGAGGAATATTGGAAGCGTTTCGGTATGCTCCACGAGCCCGGAGAACGAGAGGCTATTGAGGAGGCCTGCAGAAACTATAAGGAGGACAAGTGATTTATTTTACCAGCGACCTGCATTTTGGTCACAAGAATATCATCCGGTTTTGTGACCGGCCGTTTGTCTCTGCCGATGAGATGGACGAACGGCTTATAGAAAACTGGAACGCAAAAGTAAATAAGCTCGATACCGTATATATTCTTGGCGATCTGATATTCCGGGCAAGCAATGCACCGGAATACTACCTGGATCGCCTCAAAGGGAAAAAGCATCTGCTCCTGGGGAACCACGACAAGAATTGGGTTTCAAAAGTTGAGCTGTCCCGCTACTTTGAGAGCGTCAGCGAAATGCTCAAGTTCTCTGACGGTCAGCATCAACTGGTCGCATGTCATTACCCGATGATGTCCTGGCCTGGAGGCAGAAAGGCGTACATGATCTTCGGACATATTCACAACGACACCAGCATGGATTTCTGGCCAATTATTAAAGGATCAGACCGGATGTTGAACGCCGGGGTTGAGGTAAACGGGTACGCTCCGGCATCTTTGGAGGAGCTGCTTGAAAACAATGCCCGGTTCAAGGAGGCCCACTGATGGTCTACGTAGTCTCTGATATTCACGGAAACATGCAGCGATGGCAGTCCATCAAGCGCCAGATCATGCTAAAGCCGACTGATCACCTGTATGTCCTTGGCGATGTCATGGATCGTTACCCTGACGGTTTGAAAATCCTACGTGAGATCATGAAGGCTCCGAACATGACCCTGCTCAAGGGAAACCACGAGTATATGATGCAGCAGTACTTTGAAACCGGCTGCGACGGGCATTGTGAGCGCCTATGGTACAACAACGGCGGCAATTGTACGCACAGCGCTTTCAAGCACTGCCGAAAGGAATACAGAAAAGAAATCCTCGACTATATCTCTTCACTGCCCATTAACATCGATATAGAAGTAAACGGGCGGCCGATTCTGCTTGTGCATGGAGCTCCGATTGAAGCCCAGCATCTCAGCATTCGAGCTTATGAAACAGATGAAGAGTTTTCTGTCTGGCAACGGCTGCGTCCATATGACGTGCTCTACATGGACAAGCTCGTGATATACGGCCATACACCGGTTTTCTGTTACGAGAGCGATCTGCCTGCAAAGATTATGATCCGCAGCGATAAGATCGACATCGACTGCGGATGCGGGTACGAGTTTGGCCGCTTGGCCTGCCTGCGGCTTGATGACATGGCCGAGTTCTATAGCGATTGAACCAGCAGTTCAATGACAAAAGCAAATTACTACGGTATGCTTAATACAACAAAAACGATTGAACAGGAGTGAAATACTATGATGAATCTGAAAGAAGCTTTCCGGTACCAGAACAAGCTGCAGGGCCTGCTCGACGAATGCCGCAACATTCTCTCTAACGACCGAAACACCACTAAAACCCAGAGCACCTATCTTCGTAAGAAAGTCATGGAGGGAGCCGAGAATGAGGAAGTCGTAGAAGCTGCTCCCTCTGAATACGCCGACCGGATCAACGATATCGTCGGAATGATGATGTATCTTCTGGCTGAGCGGGAGCGCCTCTTTGCCGCTATCCATGAGGCAAAAGCCAAGCTGGACATCGACTTCGATGCAGAGGCCAGCCTCAACAACAACCGTCATAACATTACCACCGTCCTTCGCCGAATGGCTGACATCCGCAGCTCTGAGGTGATTTCCCAGAACGGCGGCTACGGTTACCGTTTCAACACCGACGGCAACCAGGTGTCCTACAAGTGCGACGTGAAGCGAGTTACCACTATCAATTTCGATAGAAACCTGGTCCGCAAATACGCTGCCGAGCTGAGCAAGCAGTCCGATGAGGTTTCTAACCAGCTCGATCAGGCGCTTGTAAACTCCGAAGTCGAGTACGAAGCCCCGTTTGATGTCAACGACACCTTCGCGGATGTTTTCGACGGCTTCACCAAGGCCGACCAGCCCGCGGAATAATAAAAAAGCAGCCTTAATCGGCTGTTTTGGGTACGATAGAATAAGAGAGCATGGAGATCGGTTCAGGTGCAGATGAACTATAAGGCTGCACACTCACAAGTTAGGCCGCCGATGCCCTAATTCGGCTCCATATAAAAGATGATCGGAGCGCCATTCGTTTCAAGATGCACACAACATTCTAACGAAAGCTCGCCCTCCCGCTTATCGCCATCACATCACCTGACAAAAACACCTCTCCATCATTGGGCCGCAAACCCGCCACTCAAATTCTGAGATTTGAAACATCAACTGGTTATTGATGCTAAAAACTTACTAAATTTCTGATTATCTTTTCATAAGTTGGTAAATGCCGATATAT